ATTGTCGTTTAAATTTCCTGATTGGGTGCCAGGCCTTGGTGGCAAAAGTTTTGATGTGCCTAACATTCCTATGTTGGCTGAGGGTGGAATTGTTACAGGCCCTACATTAGCAATGGTTGGCGAGAAAGGCAGCGAGGCAATTATCCCGTTATCAAAAATGGGTGGCATGGGCGGTGTAACTGTGAATGTGACTGGCGGTCTGTCAACTAGCGCGGAGATAGGTCAAGCGGTGGTTAATGCGTTGCGCGCCTATAACAGGTCTGCAGGGCCTGCAAATATTCAGGTGGCGTAATGGCTGGCGTTGCTGTTGTTGGGTCTGGTAACTATTCGTTAGAGGTCGACACAGGCTTTGTGCAGGATGCGTTTATTTTAAATGACGCTGTTGCAGGTGTATTAAATAACACAACTTATGTGCTTGACGGAACAACAAATTTTGCAGAGGTGTTAGATGGTTGCACGACTGTCAATGTTAAACGCGGTAGGCGCGATCAAGGTGACCAGTTCAGCGCTGGCACTATGACATTTACGATGCTTGACACTGACGGTATTTTTAACCCGTTTGACCAGCAGTCACCTTATTACGACAGCACGACACAAAAGCCTGGGCTTGCACCTATGCGCAAAGTGCGGCTAGCGCGGTACTCAAACATCAATGTTAAAGAATATTTGTTTACTGGCTACATTGTTAACTACGACTACAACTTTGCATTAGGCGGTATTGACACGGTGACTGTTTATTGTGCAGACGACTTTTATTTATTGGCACAAACATATTTTGCAGAGTTCAATGTCAGCGAGCAGATTAGTAGCGCTCGACTTAGCGCGGTCTTAGATTTGCCTGAGGTTGCATTCCCGATAGCCCAGCGCGACATTGCAACAGGTACACAGACACTGGGCGGCGCTGCAGCGTACACAGTAGATGCCGGGACAAATGTGCTTGAGTATTGTTCGCGCATACAACAGGCAGAGCAGGGCAGGCTCTATATGTCTCGAGACGGCGACATTACATTTGATGCAAGACTCGGCAACACGCTGTCAGGCTCGGTTGCAGACTTTCATGATGATGGCACAAATTTTAAGTACAACGGTGTCGGCATAACTTTTGAGGCAGATCAAGTTGTTAATCGCGCATCAGTGACTATTGCTGGCGGCAACACTCCACAAGTCGCAGAGGACTTAACTAGCCAAGGCGTGTACTTTATACAAACTAAAAGCATCACAGAATCGTTGCTACACAATGACGCTGCAGCGCTAACACTTGCAAACTATTTGCTATCTGGCGACCCTGAAGCGCGGTACACAAGCGTAGAAACGGCGTTCAACATGTTGACTACAGCCCAGCGCGACAGCCTGGCGGTCATAGATATTGGCGACACAATTACGGTAGAGAAAACTTTTGCTAGCGGTGCTGGCACTACAGAACTGGCTCAAGAACTAGCCATTGAAGGTATCGAGCACGGCATCAACATAAGCAACGGGCACAGCATTGCGCTGTTTACTAGCCCTACCACGATCGTCTTTGAATTAATACTTGATGACGCTATTTACGGTGTAATCGCCCCATCAGACAATGTATTAGGTTAATCTAAGGAGAACTATGGCAACACGACAATCGTTTACAGCATCACAGGTCTTAACTGCAGCAGAGCAAAACGCGCTGGCTACAGCAATGATTGCAATTAACGCCCAAACTGGCACGACATACACAACGGTGTTGACAGACGATGGCAAATTAATTACCTGTTCAAATGCGGCCAGTATTGCGCTAACAATTCCACCAAACTCATCAGTGGCCTATGGCATCGGCACACAAATAAATATTGCACAACTTGGTGCAGGTCAAGTTACTTTAGTTGCAGGTGCAGGCGTCACGCTTAATTCAAGTGGTACAAAACTTAAATTAAAAGATCAATACGCCGTTGCAACTTGTGTTAAGACTGACACTAACACATGGTTTGTCGTCGGTAATTTAAGCGCGTAAGCAATGCAAATTCTTAGCGGTGTTGGTGCGCCTGTAGCGCCACTAGTCGTTAACTATTTAGTTGTTGCTGGTGGCGCTGGCGCTGGTGACGCAGGCGGTGGTGCTGGTGGTTTGCGTAGCACGGTCACAAATACTGGTGGTGGCGGTTCGTTAGAGTCTGCTTTAAGTTTGTCAGTTGCAACAAATTACACTGTTACGGTCGGCGCTGGTGGTGCTGGTGGCACAAGTGGTAATCGTGGTGCTGTTGGTAGTAATTCTGTTTTCTCAACTATTACATCAACTGGTGGCGGTGGCGGTGGCGGTGGCGGTGCGCAACCAGCCGGTGGTGCTGGTGGCAGTGGTGGCGGTGCGTATGGTGCGACTGCAGCAGTTGGTGCTGGCACTGCCAATGAGGGATTTGCTGGCGGTAAAGGTGGCACTGATGGCGTGACATTTACTGTTGGTGGTGGTGGTGGTGGCGCAGGACAAGTTGGCGGTGCGCAGGTCACTACTCGACTTGGTGGTGTAGGCGGTAACGGTGTGCAGGTAGCAATTACTGGTTCAAATGTTTACTATGCAGGCGGTGGCGGTGCAGGTAGCCAACTTGTTACTGATGCATCAAGTGCTGGCGGTCTTGGTGGCGGTGGCCTTGGTGGCGGTAGTACAGCATCATCACCATTTGCAGGCACGGCAAACACGGGCGGCGGTGGCGGTGGCGATGGGTCATTTCAAACGCAGACAGGCGAAGCAGGTGGCTCGGGCGTTGTGATTTTAAGTTACCCAGGCGATTACACGATTACAATAGGCGCAGGTCTTACAGGAACAACAGCAACAGTGTCAGGCAACAAGGTCACAACAATTACTGCAGGCACAGGCAATGTAAGTTGGGCAGCATGACAACTTATTGGGCAGAAATTGATCACGCAAACATTGTGCAACAAGTAATTACAGGTGTTGATGACGCAACAATTAACGGCGTAACTGCACAGGAGTGGTACACAACATTTGTTGGTGCGACATGTATACAAACTTTTATGAATACTGCAAGCAAAAATTATGCTGGCGTGGGCTACAAATACGATGCAGTTAATGACAACTTTATTGCACCGCAACCATACCCATCGTGGACACTTGACAGCAACGATCAGTGGCAACCACCAACACCACAACCACTTGCGCCACCACAAACAATTTGGGATGAACAACAACAAAAATGGATTGCCATTGGACTCTAAAAAAATTTCTAGATCACATCGACAGATAGGCGATCAGACCACTAAAGGCGGTTTGCTTGGCATCATGATTTACACAATGAGTCGAAACAATGTTGACCCAGTGCTAATCGGCTTAATCGTGCCAGTAGCGGCCAGCGTGCTTGCATGGGTGTCAACAAAAATTGGCGACCCTAACTTGGCGTGCATGTTTATCCCTGACGACAAAAAAGATGTGTGAAGCCTTACACAGTTAACGCAGCGCCAGCGGTTGCAAAACCTTTAGCAGGAATGAACGCCTGGTTGACTCGCGCAATAAAACATTCAGATAAATCTTTATGGAATAACGGCAGTTGGGTTGTGCGCGATGTACGAGGCAAACCCGGAACATTGTCAAATCATGCAAAAGGGGTCGCGGTTGATTTGTCGTATCAGTGGATGTCAGAAAAGAATCGTGGCAGGCAAGACGGCCGCAAAGTATCAAAAGCATTTATAAACAAATGTTTAGAACACGCAGACACATTAGGCATAGAACTAGTGATTGATTATGCAATTAAAAGATCGTGGCGCTGTGATCGTGCGTCATGGCGCGCATTCGAATGCGATGATGGCACATGGTTTCATATAGAGATAAACCCAGTTATGGCACACAGCGAACAACTAGCAGAACAAGCGTGGAATAAGGTATTTGGGCTAATCCCTGCAGTAATCAAAAAACTTGTGTAAGGTGTTCTTGACCGAGAAAGTCGAGGGCACTTATGCCAACCATCATCAAACTCATTATCGCATTTGCATTATCCGCAATCGGGGTTGGCGTTAGCCAAATACCTGAGCCTGTAGAACCTGTCATTGAAACAGAGTTCAGCGAGCGCTACGAGGCGTTAGGCGGCTTCGGTTACACAATGGCTACCATTTACCGCCATGTGCCGCCAGTGACCACTACAACGCTTGTAGAGCCTGTGTATAAGCATGGGGATTGCTCATGGCTACCAGCGTTGGCGCTCAAAGCAGGCTGGCGAGTAGAGCAGTTAGAGCATTTAGAGCATGTAGCCCTTCGAGAGGCTGGGTGCTGTCCTAATAGGCGTGGCGGTGACGCAGTTGACAAGGATTGCAATATTGTTGGCGTGTCAGACAAAACACACAGATCAGATACAGGCGCGCTACAAATAAACGGCATTAACTGGGATTTGTCACGCAACCCGAGCGCGCCAATATGTTTACAAATGGGCGTATGCACACAAGAACCACTACTAGACCCGTTAACAAACCTTAAAGCAGGCAAACTACTGTTTGACTATTGGGAGAAGGCTGCAGGCAACGGGTGGATACCGTGGGATATGTGCAACCGAACTAGGACATGCAAATGACCGTAGAGGATTTGGCCTGGTGGATGATTGCATGCGGATTAACTCTGCGACTACTGTCCTATATCTTGTTTAAAATATAAACTTAAACAGAAAAGAGAAAGCAATGACCGAGAACGAATATAACGAAACATTTAATTTACAAATGGAAAAAGAACACCAAGAAACTATGCGCAGAATGCAAGAATTTCGACTAATTGGTGAACAGATCAGCAAGATGCCGAACACCCCACCAAAAGTACTTGAGATTGAAGTGCGCTACCTTATGGGCATCATTAGCGAGTTAGAAACACGCATAAAAGATTTAGAGTCCGAAGCACGCCGACTAGAAATGTTGGTGACTCGTGCAAACTAATCAACTAGAAATGTTTGCACCATCAATCGGCTTAGGCGGCACATACGAGCGCCCAGCAATAAACCGTGACATCGTAATAATTGCGCGCGAAGCAAAACAGACAAGCGTTGACGCTGCAATAAAAGCAAAACCGAAAACAGGTAAAAAACGCGCACGAGTACACGCCTACCTACTGGGTCGCCCAGCAACTGATGAGGAAATAGAAACAGCGTTAAACATGTCAGGCAACACGGTACGACCGACTCGAGGCACACTAGTCAAAGACGGTCATGTTATTGACAGTGGCGTTAGGCGTTTGACGCGCGCTGGCAATCAAGCAATTGTTTGGCGGTGCGTATGAGACGCGGATACGACCCAAGTTACGGCAGTAGGGAGCAGTTAAGACAATCGGCAGAACGCAACATGGCGCTAGCGCGAGAGCGTGACACATTAAAAGCAGAAAACGCAGAACTAACAGAACGACTAAAAGAACTCACAGCATTACTTAAATTCTTGACAGAACAAAACCTAGACGAGCGATCATGACAGAATTTAACGAATATCAAAGCACAAATGATTATTTAACAGGCGAGTTAATTTTAGCGCGTGAAGCAAACAACATGCTTACAAAAAAAAATTGCCGATTAGAACAACTATTAATAAAAGCAATTAAAGATTTAGAAGATGCAGGTGAATTATTAGACACACTTAGCGAGTCGGTAAATAATTTGACTGATTTAGTTACAAAACAGATTGTAAAGCGATGAACGCATTTAACTTAGGCGATTATGTAGATGTACCCACTCGACTAGCAGAGGCGTTAAAGCGCTGGCCTGATCTACGCGTACAAGAAACAAAACCAATAATTGTGGTAGTTGACAACCAGTTGTATGTAGAGATCAGTTGCACAGTGTGGCGCGACCAAGCAGATCTAAAACCATCAGTTGCATACTGCTGGGAGCCGATACCGGGTCGCACACCATATACAAAAGGCAGCGAGATGATGAACGCCAGCACATCATGTTTAGGCCGCGCGCTTGGGTTTCTTGGCATGGGCATAGGCAAATCAATAGCGTCACGCAATGAAGTACAGGCACGACAACCAGCGGTAGTTGCAGAGGTCACCCCCATTCGAGCAGACCTAGAACAACCATTTGGCGACACAACAGACACAAAACAGTACGCAACACCGAAGCAGCGCGGAATGATACGCGCATTGGCATTTGACAAAAATTTAACAACTACAGAATTATTGTTACATATAAATAAAGTTACTGACAGCGCGTTTTCAAGTGTTGAGGCGTTAAGCAAGCAACAGGCATCACAAGTAATTGAATCGTTACAAGCATGACAACCTGGCGCGTAATTGCAATAGTGATATGTTCGCCAGTGCTATGGATAGCAGCGATAGCGGTACTACACAAATAACATACCGTTGACATACCGATAACTAGTAGCGCATGACCTAAGCCTGTTGCATGGCAGTTGGTGACACTCGGCAACGAGGGTAGATGATCTATGCGGTAACGCAAGGTCAAGCAAATGTTAAAGATATGGGTGTGCTACGAGGCAAAAGCACGGGGGGCTATCGCACTAGGTCTAAACGGCAACACGAGTAACATTGAAAACAAAACAAAACAGACAGAGACGAGCCCGACATGAAACATCACCAACCACAAACGCAAGCAAGCGCGACAGCGCGCGGTAGCGCATTATGAGCAAACAACACAAAGACCCCAGGTACCTAAAAAACAGGGGGGTAGTACTAAAAGAACAACCCGTATGCACAGTGTGCAACAAAGCCAAGTCAACACAAGTAGACCACATAACACCAATAGACGCAGGCGGTGGCCACGAACTAGAAAACTTGCGCGGTATCTGTGCGCCATGCAACAACAAACTCGGTCACTTATATGTCGCACAACGAAACAACAACCGACAAACAATACGCGCAGACGCATTAAAAGATCACGGAATTGCAATACAAACAAAAAAAACAAAATCGGTTTTTTATGAGCAAACACAAATCACCCCGACCCAAGTCAGGATTATCCCCGATAGGTCTAACCAGCCAGGACTGGCGGTAACTGGCAAAGACCAGCCCAGACTTGAGACTGCGTGGCCTGATCACAGCGGCTCATTCCTTGACGGTGTTAGGAAATTTGCCAGGCAGTATCTGCAAGTTGAGTTAATGCCTTGGCAGTGTCGAGCGCTTGAGGGTCAGCTGCTTTTTGATGACCAGACTGATCTTGTCAATCGTGTTTCGTTAGTTTCTACTGCAAGACAGAACGGTAAGACTGTCGCGCTTATGGCGCTTGTCGGCTGGTGGCTTACTGAGATGCCTAAGGTGCGTGGTCTTAAACAAACTGTGTTGACTACTGCGCACAGACTTGACTTGGCGGTCATGTTGTTTGATAATTTGTCGCCAATACTTAAAAAGTATTTTGACGCAGACTTGATGAAATCTTACGGTCGTAATGCTGTGACAATGCCTGACGGTAGCAAATGGTTTGTGCGCGCTGCTAATCATTCGGTAGGTCACGGCATGTCGTGCGATCTTATTGTTGCTGACGAGATGTGGGATATTTCGCGCGAGGTTATTGACGGCGGTTTATTGCCTGCGCAACGCGCTAAACAATCGCCACTGTTGTCGTTGTGGTCTACTGCCGGCACTGAGGCAAGTACCGCGATGCTTAAATGGCGTGAGCAAGGTTTGCGCGCTATTGACACAAAACAAAATTCAAGTTTCTATTTTGCTGAATGGTCGCCACCGCCAGACATGTCACCACTAGACCCAGCATCGTGGGTGTGGTCTAATCCTGCATTGGGCACGACATTGACGATGAAAACTATTGAGGCAGAATCTGAGAACCCAGACCGAGCATCATTCTTGCGCGCCAGTTGTAACTTGTGGGTTGCAAGCGACAAGGCATGGATACAGCCAGGTGTGTGGCCACAGTTGCATTACACAGACCCGATACCAAACGGTGGCACAGTCGCGATTGAATGCTCGCTAGATGACGCTAGATATTTTGGTGTCAGGTGTGTTGTATTGCCTGATCATCGCACAGCGGTCACAGTTGAGTTTGTTGTTGACACATTTGATCAAGTGCTTGCAGAGGTTGACAGATTGTGCAATATCGGTGGGGTACGGTTTGCGATTACGCCGACTATAGATTTGCATTGGCCTGTCAGACTTGAGCAGAAAAAAATTGTTGTTGGCTATGGCGAGATATTGAAATTTACGCCACGCATTCGAGCAATGATTGGTGAGAAACTTATTGTGCACACTGGCGAGGAGATGTTGGCTGAGCATGTGCAGCGCGCGGTTGCGGTACGGTCACAGAACAGCATTGCACTATCTAGTCAAAGATCGCCAGGCCCTATTGAGTTGGCTCGGTGCATGGTGTGGGCTGCAGCGCTTGCCAGTCGACCTACCTCTAGTGGCAAACCTATGATCGTGGTTGCGTCACGCTAATCTGTCTACGGGTGGCTGGCTGTTTACCTGCTTTCTCGGTCTGTTTGCGGCCAGCACCTATACAACATGCGCGTTAGACGCAGTGGCATACTTAACGCATGGCTAAAACTTTGATTGAATTTATTGCAGACAAAATAACTAAAACTGCAAACGCGCAACCAGCTTCAAAAGCGGCAGCCGCAGGCAGTTATGGTGGCGCTAATTCTGTTGGCAAGTATTACCAATATTTTGAGGGCCAGTCGCGCAACAATGCAATTAGTGTGCCAACCGTTAGTCGAGCGCGCGATTTGATGGCATCAGTCGTGGGATGTATGCAACTTCGCAGTTATCAGGAAATGTGGAATGGCAACGAAATGGAAAAGGTGTATATCGCACCGCGATCGTGGTTGCGTCGCATTTCGCCAAGTGTTACAAATAATTTTTTGCTTTCATGGTTATTTGATGATTTATTTTTTTATGGAGCAGCTTACTTATTTGTGACGAGCAGGACTAGCGATGGCTATCCAAATTCTTTTGATCGTTTACCGTTTGCAAATGTGACTCGACAAGATCAGCCAGGTCCTGTATTTTTTGGGCCGTCTAATCAACTTTATTTTGCTGGCGAAAAACTTGACTCAGCAAATGTTGTGCAATTCTTGTCACCGATACAAGGCATTGTTTATCAGTCAACACAGGCGGTTGCAACGGCACTAAAACTTGAGGCAGCGCGATATCGCAACGCATCGTCAGCAATTCCAGCAGGTATTTTGAGGCAGACAGGTGGCGAGCCACTATCAGCGCAAGAGTTGGCTGATCTTGCAGGCGCGTTTAATTTGGCGCGCGAAACAAACCAGACTGCGGCTTTAAACGAATTCGTCAGTTATTCGGAAACTTTGACTAGTCCGGACAAGATGTTGTTAATCGAGTCTGCAGAATTTCAGGCAATGGAAATGGCGCGACTGTGCAACATACCGCCATACCTTGCAGGCATATCTGTTGGTTCATATTCATACCAGTCATCAAGTGAGGCCAGGGCCGATCTATGGAATTTTGGCGTGCGCGCATACGCAGATTGCATTGCGTCAACATTTAGCATGAACAATGTTTTGCCTAACGGCACTTATGTTGAGTTTGATTCTGACGCATACCTTGCAGGTAGTTACACACATCAAATGTCAGATATGGAAATGCCTACTGATGTAGTATCGCAATCATGATCAGACTTGTCCCCTCACAACAGATCACGGTAGACGCGGCGCAGGCTGACGGTCAGCCACGCCGATCTATCAGCGGTGTTGCAATCCAATACGATGTAGTGGCCACAGTAAGCGACGGCACACAAGTCAAGTTTCTTAAAGGCTCGTTATCGGCTGCAGGCCGCAAACCTAAGTTGTATATGCAGCACGATGCATCACAAATTATTGGTCAAGTATCTGAGCGTGTTGACACAGGTGACGCAATGATGTTTGTGGCAACAGTTAGCGCTACTCGACTAGGCGACGAGGCGCTTGTGCTTGCGAGCGATGGCACTATAAGCGAAGTTAGTGTTGGTGTTGCGCCTACCAAGTTTAAATTTGATGAGGCAGGCGTGATGCTTATTGAGGCGGCCGACTGGCTTGAATTGTCGCTAGTCTCACAGCCAGCATTTGCAGGCTCGGTCATAACACAAGTCGCAGCGAGTATCCCACAGGAATTACTACAAATAGAGTTAAATGAAGATATACCTACACAGGAGAAAATCATGAGCGAAGTAACAGCAGCAGCACCAGTGCCAACACCAGAAGTTATTACACCAACCGCGCCAATATTTGCAGAAGCAAAGCGTGAGCCGCGTTTAATTTCGCGTTGGGAATACATGGCAGCGTTTTACGAAGGTGGCGCAAATTGGGTTAAAGCGCAACAAAATTTTGTTGACTACCGCAATTGGCACAAGTCACCACTTGAAGCTGCAGCCGGCGACGAATTTTTGACATCAGTACCTGGTCTCTTAACTCGAGTTGAGTTAGGGCCAGTGTTCCAAGACATCAACTTCATGCGACCAGTTGTTTCTGCACTTGGTGCACGCGCAATGCCGTCAACACCGTCATCAACATTTAACCGACCAACAATTACGACACACACATCGGCTGCAGCGCAGACCGAAGGTTCGTCATTGTCGGCAACAACAATGGTGATCGCAAACAACACAGTTACCAAAAAAACTTTTGGTGCGACTCAGAATATTAGTTACCAGACAATTGACTTCACCGATCCTGCAGCGTTACAAATTGTTATCAATGACATGTTGGGCGAATACATGGTTGCAACCGACAATGAAGCAGCAGACAATTTGTTGACTGCAGCAACATCGGCTGGCGTTTGGGATTTGACAATCGCAGACTTGTTTACATCAATTTATGATGCGGCAGCAGTAACACTAGGTGCTAACAACATGTTGCCAACACACATGTTTGTTGACCCTGCGACATGGGCATTGATGATGAAATTGCCAGACTCCACAGGCCGACCAGTGTTTGCCAACTACGGCGGGCCGGGCTTGCAAGGTGTCAACTCAGTTGGTATCGGCAACGCCGCAACACTCGGCACAGCAAACGACAACAACTACGGGCCACTAGGACTTAAACTTGTTGTTGACAATAACTTTGCAGCGAAAACAATGATCATTATGAAAGACATTGGCTTTGAGATTTACGAAGCACAACAAGGCATTTTGAGCATTGACGCACCAGCAACCTTGACGCGCGCAATATCCACATACGGTTACTTCTGCACATTCAAGGCCAACGGAGACATGATCCAAAAGATCACACAGGCCTAGTCGAGAGGCGGCCTAACCGCCATGACTACCTACAACACAGCCAGCAAACAATTACTCAGCAACTATGCGTGCATAAGCACGCTTGAGCCAACAGAAATTGTTGTCGGTCAATCAATAACTGTTGCTGCACTGGGTGCACCATTCAACGGCACATTTACTGTTCTTGAAATGCCAGCGTTCCAACTTATCGGTGTTGACTCGACTACTGGCGAATTTCAATATGACATTAATTTTTCTGTACCTAATCAATTATTGTTTGCGTGCACAGGTAGCAATGTTGAGTTTGTAAAAATCTTTACAGGCACAGTCGCATACACCCAGACCTGCACATGGATTACTGCAGCACAAATTTTGACATGGCTAGGTATCGCTACCGCAACCGCCGATGACACAACATTTGTGACACAGTGCGCTAGCGCTGCTAACGCGTTCTGTTATCGTCGCCGGCAAGAAGTTGGTTATTTTGACAGTCTGACTACTTCGCCTAGTGGCGATGTCACATTGGGCACGATCATGTATGGTGGCGCGTTGTATCGCCAGCGCGGTGGCATAAGCGACTTTGCCAGTTTTGACGGTATGTCTGCAGGCTCAACTAACGGACTGTCACCAATTGTTAAACAGTTGCTAGGTGTTGACAGACCACAGGTTGCCTAATGGCAGCGCAAACATATAACGATCTATTCAACACATCTATAAACACGCTGGCTAGCACGCTCAACGCCATTACAGGTCTCGTGTGCATAACTGATGTACGCAATGTGCAAGCGCCCTGCATCCTGCTAGATGCAATGTCGTTCACAGCGTTTAACTCAAACATTGTTGACATGTCAATACCTGTCATGGTTATCAGTCTCGGGCCTAGCAACGCTGACGCTTACCGCAACTGTCTAAACATTGCAGCCAAAGTATTGGCAGCCAAAGTCGCAGTCACTGACGGCAGACCAAGCACACTGTCTATCGGCGGTGTCGACTACCCTGCACTATCGTTAAACATACAAATGAAAGCGAGCACAACCTGATGGATTACGAGGTAACTAGCAACCGTCTAAACGGCCACAAAAGAGGCGACATTATTAGAGATGCTGACCTGGGCGATCTGACTACTGACTTACTGTTTCTTGTTGAAGCTGGGCATCTATCCCCACTAAAACCAAAAAAATCTGTTAAAACTATAGACACAGAACAAAAGGATTAAACAACATGGCAACCAGCGTTTACCTATCAAACCCTAATGTGACAATCAATTCGGTTGTGTTGCAAGATCAGTGCACTAGCGCAACTGTCAACTATGTTTACGAGCAACTTGAGACAACAGCGTTTGGTGACACTGCACGCAAGTACGGTGCGTCAACTGTTACATCGTTGCAAAACAACAGCATTGAAGTTGAGTTGTATCAATCGTATGCAGCGTCAGAAACCGAAGCAACAATTTTTGGACTTGTCGGTATTCAGACAACAATCGTCGTTGCACCAGCGTCTGGCGTAGTCGGTGTTACAAACCCGTTTTACACATTGGTAGGCGCTTACCTTGAATCTCATACACCAATTAATGCAAGCCTTGGCGAACTGTCAACAATAACACTGACCTTTAGTGGCGGTGTTTTGACTAAGACCACAGCATGATCGCGCGGCACCGGCCGCTGAGAACTAACAACGCAAGACCAACCGGGAAGGTACACGCATGCAACTAACACTAAAAGCAACATTCAATGACGACACACAAGTCACGGTCTCAACAAACTTAATGACAATCGTGGCATGGGAGCGCAAATACAAACGCAAAGTCTCACAGATCGCTGACGGTCTAGGTATCGAGGACTTGGCATACATGGCGTATGAAGCGTCACGCACATCAGGCATAACAGTCCCAGCACAATTAGATGAGTACATCAAATCGTTAAAGAATTTAGAGGTAGTTGAACAAAACTCCCCAAAAGTAGACGCGGTTCATACCGCTACGGATTAGCGCAAATTGTTGTGGCTACTGGTTACTGGCCTGCTGGCATCGCTTTTGATATTGACGATATGAACACTGTCATTGAACTGATCAACAAAGAACGCAAACAATGAATGTGTCAACGACTGTGCAAGTTGCAGGTGTAAAGCAAACTATTAATGCGCTCAAACAGATTGACCCAGAGTTGCAAAAACAATTTAAGGCCGACGCGACACGCATTGCACAGCCAGCAATTGAAGCTGGTCGGCGCGCATATAGCGAGGTTCCTTTGAGCGGCATGGCGTATGCGTGGACATCTAAAAAAACTGGTCGCAAAGTTAAAGCGTTCAAAATTGCTGATGCGCAAAAAGGTGTGCAAATGAAATTTGACACTCGGCGTAACGCGGTAGGTGTAATTCTTATTATTCAAAAAGATCAGGCGGCTGCAGTGTTTGAAACTGCTGGTCGCGCAAATGCAAACACACTTGACACAAGTTTGCGGCAAGAGGGTATGCCAGTGCAGACTGGTCGTACTCGAGTGATCGGGCCTGCGGTGTATCGTGCGCGTAAAGGCATTGAGCGTGAGATGAAACAAATGATTAACGGTGTTTCAAGCATGATTGCGAGGCGCATGTAATGGCTTTATCTATTCCAATTATTTCTGAATATGACGGTGCAGGTGTAAAAAAAGCGATCGCACAATTTAAAGATTTGGAAGGCGCTGGCGCTAAGGCTGGGTTTGCGTTAAAGAAGGCTATGGTGCCTGCTATTGCGGTGCTTGGCGGTCTTACTGCGGGTCTCGGCCTGGCTACTAAAGCAGCGGTTGAAGATCAGAAAGCGCAAGACCTGTTAGCACAACAGTTGCGCACTAGCACTGGCGCTACTGATGCACAGATTGCCAGCATGGAAAGTTTTATATCGGCATCGTCTCGCGCGTTTGCTGTTACTGATGACGAGTTAAGGCCTGCGATGGCGAGCCTGACTCGATCTACTGGCTCGGCTGAAGAGGCACAAAAATTACTTGAAACTGCCTTAAATCTGAGCACCTCAACTGGGACTGATTTACAGACTGTCACACTTGCATTGGGCAAGGCTTACAACGGGTCTACTAGCGCGCTAACAAAACTTGACCCGTCGCTTAAAGGTGTCATTGATTCTGAGTCAACAATGACTGACATTACTGAGGCGCTTGCTGTTTCGTTTGGTGGCTCGGCAACTGTTGCAGCGCAATCGTTTGAAGGCCAAATGAAAGGCATGACTATTGCGTTAGACGAAACTAAAGAATCTATTGGTGCTGCATTGTTGCCGGCGTTGCAAGGTTTGTTAAACATATTAAAACCAGTTGCAGATTTTGCTCAAAATCACACAACAATATTTTTAACGCTTGCTGCAGTAATTGGCGCACTTGCATTAATAGTTGTCGCCTATAACTTGTATTTAAAAGCAATGGCATTTTATACAACTGCGTCAACCGTCGCAATGGCAATATTTAACGCGGTCATGGCTGCAAACCCAATTGCACTGATTGTTATAGCCATTATTGCGTTTATAGCAGTTATGGTTTTGTTATACAAAAAATTTGAGATCGTACAAAAAGTTGTTGACACGGTCTTTAAATTTATTAAAACTGGCGTGACAGAAAGTATAGATTTTTTAACATCATATTTCACTGCTGTATTAGGTATCTACAAAGGAATATTCAACGAGATTGCCAAATTGTGGAATAAAACCATTGGCAAATTGTCGTTTAAATTTCCTGATTGGGTGCCAGGCCTTGGTGGCAAAAGTTTTGATGTGCCTAACATTCCTATGTTGGCTGAGGGTGGAATTGTTACAGGCCCTACATTAGCAATGGTTGGCGAGAAATCCCCCGAGGCAATTATCCCGTTATCAAAAATGGGTGGCATGGGCGGTGTAACTGTGAATGTGACTGGCGGTCTGTCAACTAGCGCGGAGATAGGTCAAGCGGTGGTTAATGCGTTGCGCGCCTATAACAG